TAAACACCTGGTCTACTGCATCTATGATGGTGCTACAGATGCAGTAGACCAGGTGTTTACCGCTGCTTTGGATAGCACTGCTGAAGATATTTTTACGTTATGTATTCAAGGTGACGTCTTTGGTGGGCCAGGATTTGGCTTTAGTTCCACTACTACTAACTACCAAGTTTCTTCAGGTATTGGTGACGTCTCTCAGGTTACAATTCAGGGCCAGAATAATATGGGTCTTGAACATGGTAAGATCCTGCACATTCTTCAGCAGGAGACTGTTGACTACGCAGGTAACACTCAGGAAGTTGACTTTACTGATGCTACGACTACTACTGGATGGACAGCGTATTTGCAGATTACACAGGCAGCAGCAACTATGACTGCTGTCACACTTCAAGACTCGGCAGACGGTGTTACCTTTGCAAACTTGACGGGCGGCTCTTTCACTACTCTTACCGCTAAGTCAGCGCAGAGACTTGCAAGCGCTCAAGGCGCAACGGTTCGCCGCTATGTCCAGGTTACATATGACCTTACTACTAGCGCCACGTTTAATGTTTTATTTTGTCGCGGAGCTAACCCAGTTTCTTAGCCTAAAGGAGGCGAATAGCAATGGCATTTACTCATGGTTCTAAGGCTAAGTTCTGGCTTGGTACTAAGGCTGCGCCTACAACTGAAGCCGACATCTCTAGCTACGTCCTTAACATTCAGATGCCTCGGACGACCGACACTGCTGAGACTTCAACGTTAGGTAACTTATTCAAGACATACGTTCCTGGTTTAACGGACGGTTCAATTTCGCTAGACGGTCGTTACGACCCAGTTATCGACGTCATCTTGTCTGACCTTATGGGAGAAGCATCGGTAGATTATTTCTACCGCCCACAAGGTAATACGACTGGCTTACCCCAGTTCTCTGGTTCGGCTGTGCCTACTAACTATCAGGTGACGGCAGGCATCGGCGACGTTTCTTCCTGGACGTTCCAGCTTCAGTGCATCTCTGCAATTACTCGCGGGACCGTGCCGTAAATCGAGTTAACGAAATTACGCTACTTCTATATAAGGGACAATGAAACATCATGGCACTTACAATTGATCAAATCGTCAAAGCGTCAAAAGTTGAGACAGAAGAGTTTGAAGTCCCGGAGTGGGGCGGTACTGTTCTGCTCCGGGGCGTCAGCAAACGGGATCAGCAATTAATCTGGAAAGAAGCAAGTGGGGGAAGTGACGACCCTACCGACATGAACACGACCTTGCTTAACAGGCTGTTGTTACAGCATGGAATGGTTGATCCTGTTGTAGACGACGGAGCGTACGAGCAACTGTCCGACGGTTACGCCGGGACTTTGGATCGTGTCGTTCTTAAGATCATGAAGATATCTAGGTTCAGTGACGCTGACCTGAAGGCGGTACAGCGCAAATTTTCAGTTGAAGCCGGAGAGTAGGTTCATTTTCAGATTGGCACGTGATCTACATAAGACAGTTCAGGAATTGTTAGATGGACAAGCAGCACCGTTGTCGCACGATGAATATATACATTGGGTAGCGTTATATCAAATAGAAGCCGACGAGCAAGAGCGACAGAATGCTGCTGCTAAGAGTCGCTCACGGCGATAGAGGAGAGGTGAAGGCGTCATGGCACGGGTTACGCTAAACGCTATCATTGACGCCGACACCAAAAAATTTGATGCTGCTATCAAGGGTGCTCAAGCTGGCCTGATGACCCTTGGTAAGGCTACTGCCCTTGCTGACTTAGCTATTGGCGCCGCTGCCGCTACTACTCAGTTGCTGAGTATGGGTAATCAAATTGTCGAGGCCAGTAAAGCTCTTGGCGCTTTAAGTTTTGCCGGTGTTTTAGCGGGCGCTCAGGCATTTGCTGTACTCAAGTTAGCAATGAATGAAAATAATGCTGGGGCTAAGCAATTAAAAGACACCTGGCAGCAAATGAACAACGATTTTATCAAGGCTTCGGCTAGTGTTCTTCCCGGACTTAATGCTGGATTAAAAAGTGCTTCTGCACTTGTACCTGTTTTATCTAGGGGGCTTAGTGAAACAGGTACAGTATTAGGCCGTCTAGCTGCTGAGGCTGGTAAAGTTGTAGCCAGCCCATTATTTCAACGTGATATAGCAAACATTATGCACGACAATGCAATGAGCACTAAAAATTTTGGTGAAGCTGCAATTATTCTTCTAGAACCTCTACGTGATATTGCCGCTGTATCTGCTCAAGTTTTACGAGAATTAAGCGCTGGCGCCCCTGTATGGGCACGTTCTATAGCTAATATGGTGGCCGCTAAGCGGGCGTCTGGCGAGTTAGCCGCCGATATGCGGAAAGGTATACAGAATCTTAAAGATTTTATTTCTGGAATAGTAGCACTTGCTGGTATTATTAAGAATGTTATGGAAGCAGCTAATAAAGCTTCTGGTGATACTCTTGGAAAAATATCAGATAAGCTTAAAGAAATTAAAAGAGCTACTGACGAGAATACACCTGGCTTTAACAGAATGGTTGAAGCATTTCGTAAGATAAATGAGGCTGGTTCTAAGTTATGGGAAATATTTAAGAAAATAGCTGAGCAACTTGGTAATATCGATCTTGAAGATTTAGCTAATGCATTTCTGAAAATAACTGAAACAACTGTTGCTCTTACCCCAATTTTTGTTAAGCTTGTTAATGCTTTTGCCGATTTAGTTAATAAAACACCAGTACCTGTGCTTCAAGCTATAGTTGGCGCTTTGGTAGCATTGAAACTTGCTGTACTTGCTGTTAAACTACATGATTTTGTAAGTTCGATAGGTCGTTTGGCAATTGCTTGTTGGGCAGCTATACCTGGTGTTGCTGCATATGCTGCTGCTTGGTGGTCTGCTGCTGCTGCTGTTATTGCTGCGACGTGGCCAATTCTTCTTATCATTGTTATTATTGCCGCTGTTATAGCAATAGCTCTCTTATTGTATTTTCACTGGGATAAAGTTTGGCGCTTTATTAAAGATGTTGCAGATGCTGTATGGCAATTCTTACAAGATGCATGGGACGCTACTGTCAGGGCTTTGTATGGTGCTTGGCTTTGGTTTGCTGGATTAATTGTTGACGCATGGAATTGGCTGTGGGAGCAAGCTTCTAATATATTTGGTTGGATACGAGATACTGTAGTTGGAATATGGAATAATATTTGGGAATGGTGCGCAGATAGGTGGAACGGTTTTGTTGAGTTTATTCTTGGTGCTTGGGAAGGATTTGTTGGTTTTATAACAGGTGTATGGGATAACATCTTTGCATTTATCACTGGAACTTGGAGTAACATTTGGACTTGGTGTGTAGATAGGTGGAATGGTTTTGTTGGGTTTATCATTGGTGCTTGGGAAGGATTTATTGGATTTATTTCTGGTGTATGGAATAATATCTATCAATTCATAACTGGTTTATGGAGTAACATTTGGACCTGGTGTGTTGACAGGTGGAATGATTTTGTAGGTTTTATTATAGGTGCTTGGAATGGATTCGTAGGAACAATTACTGGTGTTTGGAATACAGTTTATCAATTTATAACAGGTTTATGGTCAAGTATTTGGACTTGGTGCGTAGATAGATGGAATGACTTTGTAGGATTTATTGTAGGTGCCTGGAATGGATTTGTTGGAACAATAACAGGTGTTTGGAATAACATTTATACATTTATAACTGGTCTATGGAGTAACATTTGGACTTGGTGTGTAGATCGTTGGAATGACTTTGTTGGGTTTATAGTAGGCGCCTGGAATGGATTTGTTGGAACAATAACAGGTGTTTGGAATAACATTTATACATTTATAACTGGTCTATGGAGTAATATCTGGACCTGGTGTATGGACAGATGGAATGATTTTGTAGGTTTTATTATAGGTGCTTGGAATGGATTTGTTGGATTAATAACTGGTGTTTGGAACAATGTCTATGAATTTATAACAGGTTTATGGAGTAGGATTTGGCAATGGTGTACTGATAGGTGGAATGATTTCCTTGGTTTCATTACAGGTGCTTGGAATGGATTTATTGGCTTTCTCACAGGTATATGGGATAACATCTTTAATACTATTACTAGGATCTGGGGAGATATTTGGGAATGGGTTCAAAATAGATGGGATGATTTTCTAGGCTTTATTACAGGCGCATGGCAAGGTTTCTGGGATTTTGTAGGTAGAATATTTGGTAACATTTACGGTACTATTACTAGAATCTGGGGGGACATTTGGGAATGGGTTCAAAACAGATGGGAAGATTTTCTAGGCTTTATTACAGGCGCATGGCAAGGTTTCTGGGATTTTGTAGGTAGAATATTTGGTAACATTTATGGTACTATTACTAGGATCTGGGGAGATATTTGGGAATGGGTTCAAAACAGATGGGAAGATTTTCGTGGATTCTTTGAGAGAGCAGTAGGCACCTTTGTAGATACTGTTACAGGTATATGGGAACGCTTAAGAGAAATCTTTGCGGCGCCTATACGATTTGTTGTTAACACTGTATATAATGACGGTATCCGCCGAGCAGCTAACGCTGTACTTGATTTTGTTGGTCTACCAACTCTTCCAGAAGTATCTGTTAGTTTTGCAAAAGGTGGTTTCCGAGGTAATGAGTACGACAGTCTACCAAAAGATGCCACGATACAGTCTGGCCGTGGTCGTGGTCTCGTACAGTGGGCTGAAGGCGAAACAGGTGGCGAAGCGTTTATTCCTCTAGGTGCTGGTAAGAGAAATCGTTCTACCATGCTGCTAGGTCAAGTAGCAAGTATGTTTGGTTATAGTCTTATGGCGACCGGTAAAGGAATGAGTGGTCCAAATACAGGTTGCTCAGGTGGTAAGTGTGGTGGATCGTGTGGTCCGTGCAAAACTAAAGCTGCTGATGGTTTAATTAGAATAAGAAAAGCTGAGGATGGATTCTTTGGCTCAGGTATAGGTCCAGATGTCGGCCCAGATATTCTACCTAATGTTCCTAGCCCTACTGATATACTTGGCGGGGCAGTAGATGTTATAGATGCTCTTCGAGATTTTGCCGAAGGTGTTCCTGTCGTAGGACCTGTTCTTGATGCTATAGTTGATTTTTTGAAAGATGGTCTGTGTGCTGGTATTAGAGGTTTACTAGATTTTGTAGGTGATATAGCAGGTGATATAGCGGGTATGGCAGGAGGTCGTTGGGCTGAGACAGCAGTGGCGATACCACGTAAAATAGCCGATGCTGTAATAGATTATGTTTGTGAGAAAGAAAAAACACTAGGTGTTGGTGCCGGTGGCGGGGTAGGTATCTCTCAGCCGGTTCAGGCATGGGCACCTGTTGCCCTACAAGCTTTAGCGTTGGCCGGTTCACCTGCTAGTGAACTTGGCTGTTTGCTATCGCGTATGCAAAAAGAATCCGGTGGCAACAGCGGTGCTATAAACTTGACTGACTCTAACGCTGCCGCTGGAGTTCCTTCTCAAGGTTTGATGCAGGTAATTCCTCCGACGTTCGCTGCGTACTGTGCCCCGTTGTGCCAGCTTGGCCTTACGAATCCATTAGCTAATATTTATGCCGCCACTAAATATGTTCAGTCTCGCTATGGTAACTGGTGTGTAGCCGACTCTCAGCCTGGTGGTTATGACAGTGGTGGTTTCCATGGTATGGACGACCATCCAGGAGCTATGATTGCCGGTGTTGGCAACGGGCCATTAGTAAGATGGGCGGAAGCATCTACCGGTGGCGAAGCATATATACCTCTTGGCCTTGGTAAGCGCCCCGCTTCGATGCGTGTACTTTCCGATGTGGCAAGAAGATTTGGAATGAATCTAAAGCCTAAGGCATATGCCAACATGGCCGATGGCGGAATAATTAGTTTTAATGACGGTGGTGCACGTTGGGGCGGTAACGACGATTGGCGTGGTGGTCGCTCAAATAATAGGTGGGATAAAAACCGTCCTGCGCCAGTCTATCTAACTACTAAAGCTGGCGCTCCTGTTCAGCTTGGACCTAAGCTATCTAGTATAGATTCTCTATCTGGAATACTAGACAAAGGCATCACAGACATCTATTCTGTCCTAAGACTTATAAGTAGAAATAACCTGCAAGGAACAAAAATTGATCCTGCTGCCGCTGCTGCCGACAGACTAAAAAAGAATCGTGAGATTGGGTTCCAAGGAGACTTGGCATCGTTACTGCGCAAGGGCGTTCCTCAAGATATTATCGATCAGTTGTCTGGTCTTGGCGTAGACAAAGCAGGTTCTCTCGTAGCCTCGCTAGCTACAGGTAGCCCGGCAGAACAGTATACGTTTGTAGCAGCAATGGCAGGGATGCAAGGTTTGCCACCTAACATTGGCACGGGGCCGAACGGGTCTATGCTAAGCGCTGAAGAGGCTGCTGCTCTTGCTGCTACCGGTGGCGGTAGCGGTATTACTATAAATCATATAGAGGTTCACGGATCTGTTGTAACCGAAAAAGAAATGTGGGAGAAGGCATATCAGTACGGTGTGCATAGAGACAAGCGTACTGGTAAGTTTGGTAGGCGATAATTATGACACACGATAATGCTATTATTGATTTCTTACCGGCCGATACGTTCGGTGCGGTGTGGGATGCTCAATATCTTGTCGACGATAACAGCAATTTTGAAGGCGGGACTACAGGGGATTGGGCAGCGCACACAAACGCTAGCTCTATAACAAATACAGCAAGCACTCCATTTCGTGGGACAAAATGTCTACAATGGACAGCTACGGCGGGCGGTAATACTAAAATAGCCACCTCTGCCGGTTCTGTATTCCAGGGGTTAGGTAGAGTTGTCGCTGCTCGTGTTTATACCGCGCGGTGTGTCTTTCGACCGACTACTACAACCCGATCGTGTGAAGTAGATATAGAGTGGTATACCTCCGGTAGCACTTTGATATCTACTACATCAGGTTCGACGGTGAGTTGTCCTGGAGACGTCCATACTCGATACGAAGCGGATCATACAGCTCCTGCTACTGCTGTTAAAATGAGAGTAGTGGCATCGGTAGTATCAGCGGGTGCCGCGCAGACTATTCGGGTTGACGACATACAGGTCGAGGACAAGCACACTAGTATTACAAATCTTGTAAGAGATGTAGCCTTCAAGTACGGGCGTACATATATCACCGATCAGTTTGAGACCGGAACACTTTCATTGACGTGCAATACCATGAGCGGAGAATTTGACTCCGACTTCCTCGGTACTACTAACGCTATATCGTTTATTGGTGCTGGTACCGCTAGCTTGGCTAATAACGCCAGCACGGCACCGACGATACATGTTTCTACCGCTGTCAATGATTTTATGCTTATGGCAGACGTGGGTATTTCTGCTGCTGGTATTCCTGGTAACGTGGTGGTTCCGACAGGGTGGAATCTACTCACCGAATTTAATAGAGACGGCGCAGCATCACCTCGACTGTCTCTGCTGTATAGATATTTTGAGACCGGTGACACTACTCCGACTGTAGAATATTATGGTCTTAGTGCTAACGACTTACATATAACTCAGATTGCTACGTTCCGAAATGTTCACATGACTGATCCTGTTCCGGTCATGGGTGTGCCTGGATCGAATGGTGCCGCTACTAACCTCGGGCCGATCCCTGCTATTAACACAAGCTACAGTGGCGGGGCTACGGTGGTTGTGGGAGCACGTGGAGACGACTGGACGTCTGTCGCTACACTCTCGGGTGATTCGTTGACGTGGGTAGAAATAGGAGAGCCGGACTCTACTACGCTAGACGACGGTGGTCTGGTCTGGGATTACGCACTTATTCCTACCGGACCACAGGTAATTAGCACGAAGACTTTTACTGTTACAGGTGGCTCTGGTACTGGGGTTGGGATAATAATAGGACTAAAGCCTACTAGTTCTAACGCAGTAGCTTATGCTGGTAGCGGTAAGCTAGGAGTACAGACACAAATTCGTGCGCGTATTCAAGCTCCCGCTGTAGGTAGCAATGCTCGTGTTATACATCCTGGCATTATAGGTAACGTCGAAAGTATAGTGCAAGAATGGGATGCTGGTAACAAAGCTACAATAGTAAATATTCAATGCGCTGACCTTATGCGTGTTCTGCAAAACGCCACTATACCTGAGACTATTGAAGGTTTAATAGCTGTTAACGATCCATTGATCCATCTTCCCCTTATGGAAGATACTGACAATACTATTGACCCAAGTAATCTTGGAGTAGATCCTGCTATTTCTCCGGTATGGGCTAATAAAAAAGCAGGTATGACAGCTCGTATCACTGGATTAATGCTTGACACAACTGCCGATCTTGGCACTAGATTTCAGGGAGATAGTGCTGCGGTTGCTTTTGATGATCTCGGATATGGTGGTGTGTACTTTAGTGATCCGGAGGACGCTGCTGGTAGCAACGCTCTTTTGCAGACTTCCTACCTAAACAACTGGACTATGGGCTTCTGGGTAAAAGCTAACAGCAACTCTGGTACCTCTGTTCAAGAATCGGCAATGATTACGTTGCCTCAACTACAACTAACACTTCGCGCATCTAGTGGTGCGGGTGGTGTTTACAACCAGATACGTGCGTGGTACATGTCCGCCGGTGTTCATACAGTTTCTACTGCCGCTACTATTACTGCTAGCACAAATTACTTTGTTATAATTACCAAGAATAGCTTGGGCCTAAAGGTATATCTTGGTACTGGTTCCGCTGCTCCTACAATACAAGCTACGTTTGGCCCGTCTGGTAACTTGGACTCGTATACATGGGATGCTTCGACACACACGTGGGGGATAAACATAGGCTGGGGTTTCCCATTCGGCACTACCAGTCAGGCTCGTTTCGACATGGCGCAGTTTTTTATGATTCCAACAGTGCTAAATACTACGAAGATGGCCCAATTTTGGGCAGCTAGTAAAGTTATGTATCCGGAGGAAAATACCGGATCACGACTTAATACAACTGTTTTGGACGAGGCTGACATCCCGACAGGGCGCCGTAAGATAGACACAGGTAGGACTACTGTCGTTACATCAAGACGTGAGTCGGGTGTCTCGTTACTGGACTACGCTCAGTCACTTAATAGCACAGAGCTAGGACTGTTTTATTGTAACAGCGAAGGTGTGTTGATATTCGAGAACAGAGACTATCTACCGTTACTCACCACTACATCTATAACACTAGGTGAAAATATAGCTGGCGGAGAGGTTCCCTATACTACTGATTACCATCCGTCTCTGGACATCGAAAAGATATTCACTAGGGTTGTTATCAATCGAGAGATATTAGCTCTTGACCCCGACGGTGGACCGGCCAGCACTAGTCAGCATTTTCAGAAGGATGCATCGGCTAATATCCAGGAGCAATACGGGATCAGGACACACAGTCAGCTTTCGTGGAGTAACAACCCGTACGAATGTGACGACATCGCTCAGTACCTATTAAACGTTCTAGCTCTGACGTCACGACGAGTTGACTCGGTTACAGTGATTCCTGATTACAATGTTGACTGGCCAGAGATAATGGAGCGTAAGATCGGTGACAAGATACTAGTCAAACGTCGACCGAACTATTTTGCCGCTGGATATCTCCGGGTCTATCAGATAGAGTCGATCGATATGAAGCTTGCACCGGGTAGTCCTACTTATGTCATGTGGTCTTTGACGCCTGTCTGGACACCGTCGGGATTCTTGCCAGATGCACCAGGTGGTATTCAAGGACCAATGTATTGGGTCCTTGGTACGAATATACTAGACACCAACACATACCTTGGCTATTAGGAGTACCGATGTCTTACTTCACTGCGGAGCAAAGATATGGTAGTCCACCTATGATGTACCCGGACGCCAGGCCAGCTATGTGGGTACCACTGAGGTTTTGGCATCGTAGAGACATCTATCCTTTCGTACCGGGGGAAGCTATAGACGCTGTACCAGCTCTGGTAGTAGTCAACCACGGGCGCTGGTGCGCCTCTTGCCCGTCGTGTGCTGGTGCGCAGATACCTTCCATGACAGACCATTGGTATTTTTGTGGCGACTGTTTGAACTCCGAGGACGACTACAAGCTGATACCACTTGTCTGGCCTAGTGATCCTTCCCCACATGCTATTATGTCAGAGCTGTCGTTACGAAGAGTAACGAGCCAACGTAACTGGTTGCCGGGAGATACCTTAGATTTTCTTCGTACTGAAACAATAAAGAGTCATCCAGAAATTACTACTGAGACATCATTGAACAGGCTTGCTGGTAGGTGGACAGCGCCTGTCGGTCCTATGCATCACGACGACGACATCCAGAGGTTCATGAAGATAGCTCAAATACCAAAACACATGAAGGCTATGGACACACACAAGATAAGGTATCGATAGCTATGGCATTTTTAACTGCGGAGCAGACGTACGGGGTAGGCAAGATTATTAGCGGTGTGCGCGGAGCTATGCTCGTCACTATAGACTTCTGGGAGCGGCAGGACATACTACCGTTCGAGCCCGAAGAAGATCCTACCGGGTCTCCTGCTGTGGTCGTAGCTAACCACGGGAGATGGATAGTTAATTGTCCAAACCCTGAATGCGGCGGGGCACAATATCCTTCAGGCAAGGATCACTGGTTCTTCTGTACTTCTTGCCTAAATGTCAACAGTGACTACAAGCTAGTGCCATTGATTTGGCCTACTGATCCTTCCCCCGCTCAGTTGGTCGAGGTTCTTGTAAATCGTAAGCAGGAAAAGAACCGCAACTGGTACCCTGGTGAAACCATTGCGATGCTTGTGGACCAGAATGTCACTCATGCCAACGAGACGCATGACGTGCCTGCGTTTATTAGAGATGCGATGCAGTTTGGCTTTCCTATGGATTGGGCCATACCAAAGGACGAGCAGGTAACTACGCTCAAGCGTGCTGGTCTAGAAATACCTGTGGACCTGAAACCGTTTGACCCTATGCCAGCGGACGGGTACGTACCTAACAAGGACTATAATACAGGAGTTACGCTAGAAAGCTTGAAGCGGTCACCTAACGCACCACCGAAGCCGCAGCCACCATATCAAAGGAATGATCTATTTTCAAAGTGGGTGGACGTACCGAAGTCTGAACAACCAGATTATGTGCAGGAAGCATTTAGAATAAAGGCTGAGATGATTGCTCTTGGTGAAGATCCTACTGATGATTTGTTATTCAGACTAGCAATGGAGTTTCTGAATCCTATAGTTGATACACGTCCTGTAGTTGGTCCATAATGGTATGGACAACTCCTCGAACTTGGGTTACTAGTGATGTAGTTACCTCCGGGCAAATGAATACAGAACTAAGAGACAACCAGAATTTTTTATATAACGTACCAAGAGCTAGGGCTTTCCATTCCGGATACTTACTCTTTCAAAACAGCACTGTAATGAATATAACTACTACTCGGGAGATCTACGACATAGATAATATGTGGGCTTCTGGTAACAGTCATGCGGCGGATATCAATACTGCTGGATTGTTTGCGTGCGGTGCTGGCTGGGCACACGGACAGTACGACGGAGAGGGAGTCCGTGAGGTAAAAGCTGTTAGATACGATGGAGCACTACAGGACGAGATATTCAGACAGAAGTATATTGTCGGCACACATGCCGGTGGAGAAACTCAGCACATGCGAGTAAACGGCTCTGGCGAAAGTGTCCTCACTACTGGGGACTTTATACTTTTTCAAACTTTTCACGATGCTGGTGCTGACATAGCAGATCTGCCTGTATCAGACTGCTCTCCTGGTTGGTGGGCTACATGGAGAGGGGTGTGACATGGTTTGGACTACGCCGAAATCGTGGAGCGTAGGTGAGCTTGTCACCGCCGCCAACATGAATCTCCATGTTCGTGACAACATGAATTTCTTGTTCAATATTCCTAGGTATAGAGCTTTCCGTACTACTGCTCTTTCTATCACTAATGCTACTACTATCGACTTGTCCTGTGACAGTCAGCGGTATGATATAGGGGGGTTATTTGCGCCAACTGACAACAGCTTTACTACAAATATCACAGGGTTGTGGACTATGATGTGCGGTTATCAACTTGTAGCAGGAGTCTGGGGTGGTGTCCAATCTTGTTTGATATCTACAGGATTAACAACTATTGCTGAAATTATGTGGCAAAGAAATGCTACGAACAGTGAGGAACAGAGCTTGTCCGTGACAGGACATAAAGTGTTGTCAGCTAGTACAGTTGTTGACAATACGGGTTGGCAGAACAGTGGGTCTGCCAGAAACACTACTATAACAGTTGACTTTATTGACTGCTGGCACGCTGGTTCTTGGAAGGGTGCCTGATGGCTTGGACCACGCCACGCACTTGGCTCACAGGAGAGATTGTAACTGCCGGCAACTTCAACTTGTATCTTAAGGATAATCTTAACTATCTCTATAACTTGCCTCGGTTCAAAGCTAGGCAGAGTACAGCTCTGACATTGTTCAACGGCGGCGTGTTGGTAAGTTGCAACACCGAAGTTTACGACGCCGACAATATGTTCACAGCAACTGATGGAACGTGTGACATACGTAGAAGTGGAGTTCATAGTTTTGGTTGTTGTATTCGTGAAGCTTCTAACTCAGGTGTAGGTGTTAGGGAAGCTAAGATAACTAACGAAAACGATCAAAATACAGTTGCTCAGCAAGTCATAAGGGTAGGTACTGATTCGTCTCAAGCGCGAATAGTCCATGCTTACGGAGAGTCGTACGTAACCACTGGTAATACCGTCGGCTTTTGGCATTACCAGAACAGTGGCGCCTCGATTGCCGCAGATATTAGTAACGAAGCTTATCCGTCTATTTATGGTGCGTGGAGAGGCATTTAAGGAGAATTCGATGTTATTTTATTGGGCACCGACCTGATGGACAGCACTGGATGGACAGAGATACTTAACATAGTATTAGGTGTGCCGGTATTCGGCATTTTGCTTATACTTGTCATGATGCGTAAGATAGTGCCTGGCTGGATGCTTACTCGCCAAGAGGAAGAATGTAGTAAGCGAATAGCTGAACTAAGAGAAGGGTACGAACGCGAGATCGTTTCTCTGAAGGCTACTCTAGACAGAGTCAGTGCTGACGAAGACGAGGCCCGGGGACAAGTACATGAACTAGGCGAGCGAGCATATAGAGAGTTGGTACCTACAATTGTCCGCGCCAACGACAGTCTCAGAGCTACACAGGATTTACTTCGGGAGATCGCTATTAGAGCTAATAGAGGAAGCCATGAGCCATGACCCCGGTAAAAAGAATTTGGCGGACGCTATGGAGTACAGTACAAAGGCCCTCGACCTTGTTACTAAACTTCGTGAAGAAATGACTGGAAATATTAGCCAGATAGACCTATTGATAGGAATAATTAAGAGACAGATGGGGGTTGAAAATGGCGACACCGGATCTACCCCATCTGATAGAAGAGCTTAATGATGCTGTCGACAAGAACAGAAAAGCGGCAGTAAAACTAGATGATTCTATCTCTGCCGGGAACAAAATTCTCAAACGCAAAACACTATTTATTATTATCACGCTGTGCTCGGTAATACTTGACATAACTCTTACTGCATGGTTAGCTTACAGTGCTGTAAATTTATCGGACTTACAAGACGCGGGAGACAAACGTACTGATCAAATATCTGCGCTGACTGACAGTCAGCGCAAGAACATATGTAACATGGATTATCTGTTCAACCAAAGTCTTCAACAAGTAATAGAAAATCGCGGGGCAGGATCATTGACAGCTATACAACAACAGTTTATAGATATATCTAAAGGAACGCGAGTGGATCTTAATTGTCCAGATAGTCTTATCAAATAGAAGGTGAGCAGCATGTCACATCTTAGTGATTTTTCGCCGTCCAAGGGACTTGTTTACTTCCTCGACCTAGGAGAGCGTGCCTTCTGGACGTTTTTACAGACGTTCCTAGGTCTGCTCGTCGTTGGTGGATGGTTCGACGTCAACAACATCACGGATGTCAGCATCCTACAGAGTGCTGCTGTTGGTGGCGCCGCTGCTGTGCTTTCATTACTCAAGGGTGTTGCTGGCAGCTTTGTCGGCAACGGGGACAGTGCTGCGACTCTTCCGAAGTCTCTTGACCACAAGTAAATACAAATAGCCCCCGACCGAAGTCTGATCGGGGGCTATTTGCTTTGTGAGTTACGGAAGAATTAGACTACTACTTTTTTTCTGTGGGGTCGGGACGACTAGCCCAGTAATCAACGATTTGACTTTCGCCTTGATGTCGTCAGCGATCTCGTCCAAGGACTCGGGCTCGAACAGACCTGTGATTTGTCCGTTGGCAAAGTACATCGTGAAGGCTACTGCTGGCCCCTGAGCTGTCTGTACGCCCTCGACTGCGACCGCCATGGGTGTTGGCTGCAAGGGGATGGGTCCGAAGCCGGGGCGTCCGTCTGACATGGTCGGTACGGTTTCTAACATCAAAAATACCCATCTAATAGTTTGTCTATAGCGGTGAGAGGTAATCCACCAGGGTCACGCCCTTCCCACCCGCGAGGCCATTGAACTATTTCTAACTCTATCCCTCTGATTTTATCTCTAGCTTCTCCCTCAGCTTTTCTACCTGCGTCGTCAGCGTCGAAGAAACAGACCGCTCTAGTGATTCCCAATCTATGTAGAAGGCAGACTTGATGTTCGGAAACCGAGGACCCGTAGATAGCGAGAGCTGGATACCCCGCTTGAAAAACTCGAATCGAATCCAGGCTACCTTCGACGAGACATGCAGTTCGATGTCCAGAGATTTTCCAGCTACCGAATAGGTTTCGACTTCTAGAAAATCCTCGCGGGTAGAGGTATTTCGGACGACCGTTATCGAGCCGTCTAAATATGACGCCGAGAAGTTTCCCAGCCTCGTCTCGTATTGGAATAGTGAGCCTTTGTGAGATTGGATCGTATCCAAGATCCCACCAGTCAACGGTATCTTCATCAAGCCCTCGGCTTTTCCAATAGGGATGAGGGAACCTGTATCTAGCTAGACTACTTTCAGGTGGATCTACCCTATTACCCGTCGCATCCCACTGGATGGGCGCTTTGAGTCCTTCGATCTGCGTGTCGAGGAGTTCCAGATTCGACTGTAGATCGGCAGACATAGCTCGTTGTCCCTGAAGGAGGTCGTCTGCATTGCCTCGCGCCCCGCACGAATGACAATAGAAAAGTCCTCGCCGCACGTTGAATCTGAAAGACGGGGTATTGTCACTATGGAATGGGCAGAGCGAAGTAGCCTCGTCCCCCGAGATCGTGACTTCACTTAGCACTTCCTTGGCCAGACGGAGATATTTCATTAACTTCTATCCTTGGCTTAGAAATACCTCGTGGGCGTGGCTTGTCGTCAACTACTTCAACAGATGTAGCGGGTGTTCTTGCGACGAAGGTCTTTTGTATTGTAGGTACCTGTAACTTCCTTGCTCTCTTCGCTGCCCACAGTGGACCACCTGACTTGTCTCTAGCTGTGGTCATGACCAGCAACCGGTCGCAGCGGTCAATAAGTTTTATGTTGGCATCTTTGAAAGTACCTTCAACTACACCCTGAGTTTTACCACCGTTCCACGTGTAATTGAAGATAGGGATAGACTCGTTCAGTAGACCTCGTTCACGAGCTAAGTTTATTACAGCCTCTTCGACACCCGTGGAATTGAGATGCAGTATTTCTGTGATATCTTTATTCTTGTCCAGGAATTCTGTCGCATAATCGGTTACCACTTGCCGCTCGTCGTCGGTTAATTCAGTTGACCCGACTATTCCGAGGATCATTGTCTGCCTACCTCACTTGTTACTATTTACCTGATCTTCGCTACGGATATCCTCCCAAGCGTCTTTATTAATTTCTTGAAGAACTCCGTGGCTGGGATCAAATACACAATAGTATTTGAAATTACCGACTCCGTGTCTGTTTTTAACACACTGACATTTCAGTGCGCGAGTGGACATAAGACGCTGCGACAGCACTATATCAGCGTCTTGTCCTATGGAGTCGCCCCTGGCAAGATCCTCAGGACCGGCAGGTTCCTGGCCACCGGCGGCGTTGCGATTGAGCTGCGCTGCAACCATGATCGGTACGTGGTACTGGGACGCTAGCTGCTTGAGCTCGTTAGTAAGACGTGCTATGGACGACCAGTCACCCTCGCCACGCATCTTCATGAGAGTTATATAGTCGATAAATACTATATCAGGTTGGTTTCTGGTGATCTGACTCTCAATGTCTATCGTGGATATTTGCCCATGGGAACTGTCGGCCACATGTAGTCGTCCAGATCCGTTTAGTTCCTTTCGGAGAGTCCGTAGAAACTTGTTGTACTCCACAAGGTCGATTTCCTTGCCTTGGGCAAGGTTTGTGTTGCTGAATATGTTCCGCCCAATTGAAGAAGAGAGGAACGCATGAACTCTTTTGGAAACT